TGAGAGTTAAATATCTTGATATGATACTATGTACAAAAAATTAGTAGTTTACAAATCATAAAAATATGCTACAATAGTTGTAAAAAATAATATGTTTGAACAAGTAATTGGTAATCCAGAACCTTTCTTAAACGAAGATTTTATAGGAGTATGGGATAATGTAACATTAGATGATTTTAATAATCATATAATCGACATATTAGACAATTCAACTCAAATTATTCCTAGAAGTAACCAAAATGTCAAAGATTCCCAATTAGACATAGGAGCATTTAATCTTTCAATACAAAATCATATAATGCTTGCTGTGAGAACTTGTTTGGTGCAATATTTTGATTGGCATCCATTCTTAAAAAATTTTCAATATCACAGCACTACTTGTTTGTTACAAAAAACAATGCCCACTGAAGGATATCATGATTGGCACTCAGAATCTAATAATATCGCTTGTCAAAACCGAACTTTAGTCTGGTCTGTGTATTTCAATGATATAAACGATAGTGGTGAGACAGAATTTTTATATCAGAAAAAGAGAATCAAACCAAAAGCTGGTAGAGTATTAATTTTTCCTGGCTCTTTCACTCACTTACATCGAGGTAATCCACCATACAAACCAAAATATATTGCTACTGGTTGGATAGCTAGTAATGAAATTAATCAAATGAATCTTATAATGTGATATAAATATCTAGAAACGTGATGTAAATGAACCCTGATTATTCAATTATAAAAGAAAATTTTGGAACTGATTATATTGGTGCTCTTCGACATACGAGAGATATTTTATTGAGAGAAAGTGACTGGACACAATTTACAGACTCACCTTTGACTGATTCAAAGAAAAATGAATGGAAAACTTATCGACAAAACTTAAGGGATTTGCCAGCAACAGAATCAGACCCTCAAAATCCAACTTGGCCAACGATACCATCTTAATATGGCAGTAAATTTTCCTAACAATCCTTCAGTTGGTGATCTCTTCTCTGTTTCTAATGTTACATGGAGATGGAATGGATATGCATGGAATAGAGTACCAGATCCTGGTGCAAAGGGAGAGGAAGGTTCTAAAGGAGATAAAGGAGATGTTGGATTAACTGGATCACCAGGACAAAAAGGACAAAAAGGAGAAAAAGGTGATGTTGAGGCAAAAGGTAATAAAGGTGATAAAGGAGAGATAGGTCAAAAAGGTGATGATAATTCAACTAAAGGTGAAAAAGGACAGAAAGGTATATCTGGAACGGATGGCACTGGAACTAAAGGTGATAAAGGTGATAAAGGTCAAAAAGGTGATAAGGGTGAAAAAGGTGATAAGGGTGAAAAAGGACAAAAAGGAGATTCTGGTATAGGAGGAAGCAAGGGTGAAAAAGGTCAGAAAGGAGATACTGGAGATAAGGGTGAAAAAGGTGAAAAGGGTAATGATGGAAATAGTATAAAAGGCACGAAAGGTGATAAGGGTGAAAAAGGACAGAAAGGAGAAAAGGGTGAGAAAGGACAGAAAGGAGAAAAGGGTCAGAAAGGTGAAAAAGGACAGCAAGGAACAGGTACAGGAACTCCAGATAAAATATTTGAAGGAAATACAGAGGCAGAAGTAGTTGATACAGGAACTAATGGTCACTTCAAAGTCACAACTGAGGGGACAGAGAGATTTCGCATTGATAATGTCGGATTAGCAACGTTCACAAATGATGTTGTAATTAGTAATACTTTATTTTTTAATAAAACTAATGATGCAATATGTACAATAGATGGTGGAGGAGGCAATCTTAATCTCCATGCAGATGCACTTGTACATTTGTATGAAAGTGATAATGATAAGATAATGTTTACTTTTGATGTAAACACCGTTAATAATGATGCTCGACTTATCATGGAGAATGATACTGATACTTTCTTCAATCATCCAGCAGGTAATCAGTTAGGTTTTACCGCTGGTGGAACTGAGACAATAAGAATTAAAGCAGGGAAAGTTGGTATTAATAATAATTCGCCAACCACTCAGTTAGATGTCACAGGATCTATAAGAGCATTATCTGATGCTAATAATAATGTTGTATTAACTTCTACTGGTTCAATTGAATTAACAAGAGAAAATGGAGCATTTATTGATTTTGCGACTTTAGGTACAGAGGATCGTGACTGTAGAATTGTTCAGGCAAGTAATGGTCTTAAATTTGAAGTTGGTGGTCATGGTTCAGTAGCAGAAAGATTTCGCATAGGAAGTTCTGGACAAATAGGACTATCTGGAGCAAATTACGGAACATCAGGTCAAATCATAGTCAGTCAGGGTGGTAGTTCAGCACCACAGTGGGCTAATCCTAGTGATTCTGGTATTAAAGGAGAAAAAGGTCAAAAGGGTCAAGAGGGACAAAAAGGTGAAAAGGGTGAAAAAGGACAGAAGGGACAAAAAGGTCAAGATGGTGTAGAGGGATCAAAGGGTGAAAAAGGACAGAAAGGACAAAAAGGTCAAGACGGAAACGATGGAACTGGTATAAAAGGACAAAAGGGTCAAAAAGGAGAACCAGGTGCAGATGGTGACAAAGGAAGCACAGGTTCAAAAGGAAGCACAGGTTCAAAAGGAAACACAGGTGATAAAGGAAACACAGGAACTGGTGAAAAAGGAGCACCAGGTTCTGATGGTTCTAAAGGTCAAAAAGGAACGACAGGAACTGGTCAAAAAGGAGCACCAGGTTCTGATGGTTCTAAAGGTCAAAAAGGAGCAACGGGTTCATCAGGTGCAAAAGGACAAAAGGGACAAAAAGGACAGGAGGGTGATGACTATGAATTTCCATCTGGAACTCGTATGATTTTTCAGCAAACAAACCCACCGACTGGATGGACAAAAGATACATCTGCAGTAAATGAAAGAGCATTGAGAGTTGTATCTGGAACTGCTGGTAGTGGTGGTGGTGTGAATTTTACAACTGCATTTCAAAGTCTTAGAGGTGTAAGTGGTACTGTTGGGAATCGCACCTTGACAAAAACACAATTACCTGCTATACTTGGTAGGTTTGGTATTGACGCATTTATTAATGGTACTGGTGACTTTACCAACCCAACTGGAAGTGCATCAAATTTCATTAACAATACAGGTTCTGGTGGTCCTGCTGGATCAACTAACGTTTGTACACTAGATATCGGTGATGCTTCAACTCACAATCACTCATTCTCTGGTAATGTTAACTTGAATGTAAGATACCTAGATGTTATAATAGCAGTAAAAGATTAATGCAACTCGAACAAGGAAAATTTTGCCCACTAATTGGTGAAGATTGTTTAGGATTAAAATGTAGTTGGTTCACACAAATAAGAGGAACAAATCCGCAGACAGGTAAGGATGTGGATGAATGGGGTTGTGCAGTCACTTGGATGCCAATGCTATTAATTGAAAATTCACAACAACAAAGATCAACGAGTTCTGCTGTTGAATCTTTTCGAAATGAAACAGTTAGAGTAGGTGAAAAGTTAATGCAATCACGAGAAACAAAAGTATTAAATGATAATAATCCACCTATAAATATAGACAAATTAGATTCTTTTAAGTAATATTAGAACATGAACACCAAAGTAGTAGTAGTTCCACAGGATAGGGTAATTGGTATAGGAAGCACTAGATTAGTTGGTGTTACCACAGATATATCTTGGGTTCCTAGTGATGTTCATGCATTTCATTGGGATGGAACATCTGGTGAAATAGAATACAATGATGGTAAACCAAATGAAATAGTTTCATCTATAGGAATTTATTCTCAAGTCGAAACTTCATTTAATAATGAACTTCAATTAATTAAAGAGTCAGAAACTTTGACAACTGAACAATTATGGGAATTACTTAGAAGACAGAGAAATGGTCTTTTGTTTGCGTCTGATTATACTCAACTGAATGATGCAGGACTGACAGATTCAAAAAAAGCAGAATGGGTTACTTATAGACAGACATTGAGAGATTTACCTGCTAACACAAGCGATCCTGAAAATCCAACTTGGCCAACTCAACCTTCATAATATGAATGATCTGATACAGATTATTAAAATACTTGAACCATCAGAACTAAAAGATTTAAACGATTACATCGACACTTTAAAATTTGAAAGAAATCAAGTTTTTGGAGAAACTGGTAGTGACACAAAAGTTGATAATATAAGAACAAGTTCTGGAACTGCTCTTTTAGAATCACATGAACTAACAATAAATTTTCATAATAAAATAAATTTAGGTTTGGATGAATATAAAAGAAGAGTTCAAAACATTCACTATAATTTTTCTTTTTACCCAGTGCCTGGTGGATATGACACAAAATCATGGAGAGAAGATATTCAAATTTTGCAATACGAAAAATCACAAGAATATAAATTTCACCATGATGCTGCGACTCGTGAGGAACAAAAAGAATATCATCGTAAAATATCTGTAATCGTATATCTAAATGATGGTTTTAAAGGTGGAGGAACATCTTTTGTTCATAAAACCTATAAACCACAACCTGGTTATGCTTTAATTTTTCCATCTAATTGGTGTTACCCTCATGCTGGTCAAGTCGTTGAAGAAGGTAGAAAAAGAGTTGCTGTAACTTGGTATTATGTTGATCAAACTTGATTTTTTTCATACATATGCTATAGTAGATAAAACATATCTAATATGGATGACTATCTTTTTCAAGTAGAGGTTGACATTTGCTCACGTTCTTTTAATCTCATTAGTGATGATGGTACAAGTAAAAAAATATTTTGTGATACACCAGATGAATTTATGAGAATCATTAGAGTATGTGATGAATTACTTGAACCAATCCAAATTGTATATAAAGATTTAGTTCTTGATAAGGATAAATAATCATTTGATGGGACGTTTACTAGGCTAAATACACCTAGAATAGAATGGTACTGCCATCAATTATAGTAGTTAAAAAAGATGCCTCTTAATAAGTTAGAGAATTTTATAAAGAATA